ATGCGCTCCGAGAGGCGTATACCAGTGGGGTAGGAGTTGCGCCACACGGGTACAGCGCCCCCGCGTCTGAAGGCGGACACCGCCGGGCTGTCATCGTGATGCGGGAAACACTGGTGGAGCCATGACCCCCCTCCCCGCGCTGCGCGAGGCGCTGGCGAAGGGCATGAAACTGCTAGAGGCTCTTGCTGAGCCACACGAACAGCCTGACGGCGAGGACCATGCGTGGCGCACCTGCCGCCGCTGTCTTGCGCTGGAGGAAGGCGAGACAGAACATGCGCGGCAACTGTTCCGCGCCCTGCTGGACGAGGTGGAGGCGCTGCGGGCGAATGCCGATGATGACACGGCCATTGTCTCGCGTGCCCGCGACATCTGCACCCGGCGTGGCTATGTCGTCGAGGCCGACACAGAAGGCTGGACCACCTGTGCCTTGCGATCACTTGAGGCCGAGGTGGCGGCGGCGCGAAAAGTGTTGGAGACGGCCATCGAGCTGCCTGGATATTGTGCCTATGCGGTTATCGGTGTAGATGCTGCCGCATGGCAGGCGTGGCAGGCGCGGGCCGGGAAGGAGCAGGCATGACACTACAACAGGCTCGGGCGATGGCGGGAATGACGACCTGGGCCTCACACTCCAGAGAAGACGTGGACACCGCCCTGGCGATTGTCACGCGCGCACTCGATGGGACGGAAGCTGAACGGGATGCGTACTTACGTGGGTGGGTCAGGCTTCGGGCGTGGGCCACTGGGCTGAACAGTTTGTCGGCAAGGGGCTGGATTCTCAACGCCATCGACGATGCCCTCGGGGCCGCGAACCAGCACGAGACCGAGGTCGAGCGGCTCAATGACGAACTGAACGGCACGATCCAGTTGGGCAATCAAGCGCGCGAGCAGCTACACACCCTGCGCCAGTCGCAAGACGCGGACACCCTGGCCTACCAGCACGCGCTGGCCGAGAAGGATGGGGCGTACGACGTGCTGTTGGCCCATGCGAACGGCCTGGAGTGCGACAACGCGGCGCTGAAGGCGCGGACGTGCGCGACGTGTCGGCACGCAACTCATGGTGACGTCGATTTGTGGTACCTGTGGTGTGCGCGCTGGTCTAGCCCGAACCCACCATTTAGCGATGTGATGTGCGCGGACATTCTCACCTGCGGAGCGTGGTCGCCTTTGGAGATGACTCATGAAACTCGATGACACGGTTCGGTGCTGCGCGAGTATGATACTTGCGCACGAAGGGGGCACGGACAACGAGGGGTACGGGACGCTGGTATACCGTCCCAATAGGGGACCGTATGAAGGGAGGCTCAGTATTGGGGATGGCCTTCCACCAATTGTCTTCTGCCCGTGGTGCGGAACTCCCTTATCGGGGGTAGACCATGACTGACGACGACTACGAAAAGATACACGACGACGAATACGATGCAACGTTCGATGCAGAGCGCGGTGCGGAAAGCGCCCGTTACCGGCTAAAACGCATCAAGGCGGTGCTCGCGCGGCATGACGCGGACGAAGCGGAACTTCCCGAACACGAGCGCGGATTCATGGGCGCGCTGTGTGACCTCAATATCTCACAGGACGATATCCGATGGCTGGTGGCCGAAGTGGGACAGCTTCGTGACGATATGTGTACCCTAGCCGTGGAAATGAAGCGCGCCTCGAAAAAGCGAATCGAGGAACTGGAGGCGAAGCTTCGTGAAAACCAGAGGCCCACATGATACTCGCCTTCGTTGCGTTTATTGTCGGAGCTTACTTCGGGGCGCTGATGATGGCCCTGTGCGGCATGGCGCATATCGGAGATGAGAGAACAGGCACGCCCGAAGGACGTAAGGAGGATCAGGCATGATCGACGAACCCACACCTGAACAGGTCGCCGCCGCAATCAAGGCTAACCCGATGCGCCTGATGTGCTATCTGCGGTGCCACGAATGCGGCACGAACTGGCGCCAGCCAAAGGACAGCGGCGCATGTCCGCAATGCCACAGCACACGCACGGAGTGCTACCTCCAACAGCCGATGATGGCGAAGAGGGCGTGATGGCAACCATCGTACAACTGGAATAGACGTGCGGGTCGTGCCCGTCACAGTGGCAAGGGTTGCTCGATAACGGTCAGTTTCTCTATGTGCGCTATCGCTACGGCAGGCTGACGGCAGGAATGGGAGAGACTCAAGAACTGGCGGTCGAGGTTGACGATTTCACGGCGCGCATCGGACACCCGTTGGACGGTACACTGAGCACGGACGATATACTGGCGCTCATTAACCCGTGGATCAAGGCGATGAACTGATATGACTTCGTGGGCGCGTCCACACGCGCAGATGGTAACGACTTGACACTGGGACCGGGCGGTGCTCCGCTCCTGGGGTCCGTTCGAGGTGGCAAGCTGCCGTGCTCGTTGCGTAGAGACGAGCCGCGCCCACAACGCACAGAGGTACGCATATGGGTAGCGATAACAATCTTCGTCCCTCCCGTGTTCGGGACGGGCGCAGGAAACAGAAAATGAGAAAGAAATACCTTAAACGCTCGAACACACAGCAAATCTCAGCCATTCCCGTCGTGTACCTTGTATCCAGAAATAGCCGAGAACTGTGTTGCATGTTTCGTGAGCCGTTCATGGGGAAGCATCCCCTTTGTCAAGTTGAGTCCACTCGTCTAATTCAGCTGTTTGAGGAGAGTCAACATGGAAGTGATGGACGTCGCAAGACGGAAATACCAATTTCGCTTGGATCTGCTGGCCCTGGCGCGGAAATTCTCCGACGAGACACAGTGTGTCGTTGACGCGACCCTTCGATTCAAGCGTCTTGACACAAGCATGATGGGGCAGGATGCCCCGGAGTTCAGTTACACAGCCATATATACCGTTGAAGTAGAAGTGCATGTATGATGAACCGTCGATCCTTTTTAACGGGCATATCAGCGTCGAATACCGTGTCATAGGGACTGGCCCCTGTAGAATAAGGACATCATGAAAATCGCCCTTTTACACGCACAACTAAAACAGGCCCAGGCCATGGTTCCCCCGCGTAGTGGGCGGTGTAATGCGATTCTGGCCAGTGGAAAACGGTGCGCGAAAACTAGCGGTCTCGGTACGACGCATGTTGGCCTGGGACCATGTCACCTGCACCAGACGGCGAAACGCCCGTATGACCCGACACGCCGGTATCGGGAAGCTATCGAGGATGGGTCTATCCGTGCTCGGCTATCCAAATTAGGAAAAGTCGAAGATGACCTTCTTGACCTCATGCCGGAAGTCCAGATGGTCCGGGCGTTAGTCATTGACTTCATCAACCGGTACGAAGAAACAACCGACGCCCTGATTGCGTGGAATAAAGGAAAAGGGGGAAAACCGGCAGCCGTTCCCGACATCACGGCAGCTGCCCATCTGCTTGAGACGGTGACACGGATGGTGGAGCGCATTCACCGGATCCAGACCACAGGGGCCGTATCCCTGGACACGTTCCGCCGGGTGTTGGAGGAGATGGGAATTACGGTCGCTCGCCATGTGCGCGAAGGCGCAACGTTGGACAAGATCGAGGGAGACTGGGCAAAGATCTCAACCACTGACCGGGGCCATGTGGCCGCGATGCCCGAATCCAGCACAAATGCAAAGCACGCATTGTCCCCATCATCCGAGAATGATATATCTTAGTTACGCCCTTTTCCGTTGACTTTTCTGCCGCCCGTACCCGATAATCCGCGCCGATGAAACAACCGCGTACGTTGGCCGATGTGCTACTGAACCGAGCCGTAGCCTCCTCGCCATCCAGTACGAGTGGTGCGCCGTTGATGCCTGCGATTTTCGGATTACGGTCCGCACGAAGCGATACACCCCAACAACACCGTATCGAGGCAGGCAAAACGTCCCTTGAGATGTTCTGTCGCACGTATCTCCGTCATCACTTTTCCAGAGCATTCTGCGAACTTCACGAAGACATTTTCGCCATTTGTGATGACACGACGCCGGGGAAACGGAAGGCGCGCATTGCTCCCCGTAAATTTGGAAAGACCACTATCATCAGTCTTGCGAAACCCCTTCAAGAATTATCTTATCGGCGCAAGGAGTTTGTCTTAATGATTGGTGAAGCCGCAGCCGTTGCGGAATCAAACCTCGCCACCATCATTCAAGAGTTAGACACCAATGAACTTCTGCTCCAGGACTTTCCGCATCTCTCTCCCGCAAAAGACCCCAAAGGGCAAATGATCAAGTGGACGGACCGCCAGCTCGTGTTCGTTAGCGGTGCGACCATTGTGGCCAAGGGTATGGGGTCCAGAATGCGCGGGTTGAAGCACCGTCATGCTCGGCCTGACATGGCGATTCTGGACGACCCGGAATCCCCCGAGACGGCAGATACATTCTTGAAACGGCGACGGCACAAGCGATGGTTCGGCGGTACATTCCTTGGACTAGGCGCATCGGACTGGGATGTGTACGTCATTGGTAACTTACCTAACCACGATTGTCTCATTGCAGACTTGGTGAAAGATCCGGTATGGGATGGCCGGTTGTGGCGAGCGATCAACATCCCCCCTCGGAGAGACGAACGATATCCCTTGGGAAACACCCGAGGAGATGGTTCCGCACTCTGGCCCGAGGAGTGGTCGCTCGCAAAACTTGAAGCATACAAGAAAGAACCGGAGGTCGGATCACTGGGGTTTGCGCGGGAAATGCTGAATGACCCGCGTGAGGAAGAAGATAAATCCTTTGATCCTGCCACGTTCACGTATATCGAATGGAACCCGGATACGTTGAAGTCCTATTCCGCTATTCGGACCTACATCGACCCCGCCGGAGGAGAGAAACCAGGAGAAATGAAACGGGGAAAGCGAGACTGGTGCGTGGTCGTCACGGCGGGTCGTACCCAGAAAGAAGGATACATCGACATTTTCGATGTGCGGATGAACCGTTTTCTTCCAAACAAGCAAATCCAAATCATGCTGGACTCATACGCGATGTATGGGGCGCAGGAAATTGGGGTGGAAGAAAACATGTTCAAGAACCTAATTTCTCCTACCATTCAAGCTCTCGCACGGAAACGTGGGTTGTACCCGAAGGTCACACCGCTAACGAATACCTCGAATAAGATAAGTCGTATCTTGGGGATGCAGCCCTTGATTGAGAATGGGGTGATCCGATTCGCTCGGCATCTCGTGGATAAGGTGCCGGAGTACTTCGGTCAATTCGATGAATTTCCTGCAGATTTCGACGATGGGCCGGATGCGACGGAGGGCGTTGTGCGTATGCTGGAATCTGGGCGCAGAACCTTTGGCCGGTTGTCGGGACCGGTGGCCGCAAAGTCATACTGGAAAGGGGTGGCCTGATGGTGAGGGATGGCGATGTGTTGACGATTGACATGACGGTAGGGATTTCCCCGCACAATGGAAGGGTGATGTGGGGAGATCGAGACATCAGCCAGTATCTGTATGGGGTGGAGGTTAGGGCCTTTGTTGGGTCATTGACAGAAGTCACCTTGTACGCACGAATGAAAACCGTGGTCATTACGGCGGTCCCTCCCCAATGCGCTATACCCTTGGAATACATGGGGCAAACACGCCTTCCTTTCGATGGAGACTACGCCTATGTCTAGACACGTAATCAAGAAATATCGGACCAGTGCCCAGACTCAGGCCAACTTCTCGGAAATCGGGCAAACGGGCCTGAACGAGATGTCGGGCACGTTACGTGAAGAATTCCTGGCAGAATTGCGAGGAAAGAACGGCGTCCGCGTATACAAGGAGATGCGAGACAATGACCCGATTGTGGGGTCGATCTTATTTGCTGTGGGAATGCTGATTCGCCAGGCCGCATGGCGGCTCACTCCAGCAAGTGAGGATGCCGGGGCTAAAGAAGTTGCGGAATTCGTGGACTCGTGCCGGAAGGACATGTCCATGCCCTGGGGCGATTTGATGAGCGAGGTCTTGACCATGTTGCCCTTTGGATGGTCATGGATGGAGACAGTGTACAAGAAACGGGCCGGTCCGTCACGGAACGAAGCAGAATCCAGTAAGTACACCGATGGAAAGATCGGGTGGAAGAAAATGGCCCCCCGATCTCAGGATACACTGGATAAATGGATTTTAGACCCTTCCGGTGCTGTTCTGGCCATGCAACAGCGCACGTTTAAAGGGGAAATCCTGACCATTCCGTATAGTAAATCATTGCTGTTCCGTACAGAATCGAACAAGGACAGTCCCGAAGGGCGATCCGTCTTACGCAATGCGTATCGGCCGTGGTACTTCAAGAAACGCATTGAAGAGATCGAAGGTATTGGGGTCGAGCGTGATTTGGCCGGATTACCCGTGATTCAGCCTCCAGAAGGATTGGACCTATGGGATCCGAATAACGTACTCGCCCCCGCGTACCGGGCCGAAGCCGAGACGATGGTCCGCAATATCCGGCGCGACGAGCAGGAAGGTGTGCTCCTTCCCTTTGGCTGGACCTTGACATTGTTGACTACCGGAGGGAAACGGAACTTCGACACGTCCGCGATCATTGACCGCTACAACAACTCGATTGCGATGACGATTCTCGCAGATTTTATCATCCTGGGCCACAACAATCGGTATGGGTCGTTTGCGCTGTCAAGTAGTAAGACGCACATGTTTGGACTTGCTATCGGGGGATGGCTGGACGCGATTGAAGACGTATTCAATCGGTACGCTATTCCTCGATTGATGGCGGTCAATGGGTTGAACCCAGAATTGACCCCGCTATTAGAACACGGGGATGTGGAAGTACCGGACCTGGTAGAGTTGGGAGACTACATCCTAAAGTTGAAGACTTCAGGGATGACGATGTTTCCCAGCGAACCGCTGGAACGGTACTTGCTGTCATTGGCGAAGGTGCCGTTGGAGGGGATTGAACTCGGGCGTGAAGCCCCAACACCGGAACCGGCTCTGGGAGCGTTTGGGAATCCGATTGGTGGGGAACCGAAACCGAAGAAACCGGCCCCCGAACCGGTCCCCGAACCCACGAAAAAGTCAGACGAGGACGAGGACGAGGACGAGGACTAATTATGAGTATTGCTTTTGTCCCAGCGTACCCATCTAGTCCCAGAACACGATCCACGAATGTCCGCGATGCTGTGACGCAGCAGCTGGCCCAGATGCAGGAGATGTTGGATACGGCACGCGATGTGCGTGCCGTGACCATTAGTGTAAAGATGAAGAACGGTACAACGACGGTGCGTGCGGTTGTTGTGCAGATCGACACAGAAACGGCGCTAGGATAAAAAGGGTTGACATACGACCGTATCAGTGATAGTGTCTAGTTAGGCCATACGCTCGTCCGTCAGAGGGGTGGAGACGGGGCGCACACCAGTAATGGATTGTGTGACCCGTCTTTTTTTTCAGGGGATGACGGTGCAAGTCATAAAAACCGATGCCAAACGTCAACAAGTCTTTGGATGGGCTAGCATAGCCATGAACGCGGACGGGGAACGCACGGTGGATGCCTACGGCGACATCATTGAACCTGAAGACTTGGAAGATGCGGCGTACGAGTTTGTGTTGCGATTCCGTGACCTGAACGAAAAACATGAAGGCCCGGTTCAAGGGAAGTTGATTGAATCCCTGGTCGTGACCCCGGAAAAACTGGAGAAAATGGGACTCGCTTCTGAAGCCATGGCGATGGGGTGGTGGGTGGGATTCTGGGTGCCTGACCCTATTGTCTTTGCCAAGATTGAATCCGGGGAGTATGCCATGTTCTCTATCGAAGGTACTGCCCTTCGTGGACCGGCATAAGGAAAGGAAGGGGCATACATGCCGATGCGTCTACGTGATTTGACCGTGACACGAGTCGCGCTCGTTCCAAAGGGAGCTAACCCTGGCGCCCATATCGTGCTATTTCGGCACGACCCGTCAACACCGGGGCCGCTGTCCGATGCCGTGGATGGATGTGTCCCTGCCCCGGCACCTTTGCCTGCGGCGGATGCGGCCCCGGTTACACGCACACTATCCGTGTACGCGGGGCCGCGACATACATGCGCGATCACATCTTCCAAAGATGTGACAGATGCCGTGCGGATGGTGCGGAAAAACAAAGACCTCGCGCACCCGCGCACGCGATCAAGGATCAAACGTCGGATTATCGCCATTGCCAAAGCCAAGGGGCCAGCGTTCGTGGATAAATTGCCCACGGCTTGGCGGGTGGTGAAGACGCAGTTCACTGACGTTCAAGCAGACTACGAGTTAATGGAGAAGAAGGAAGAAGCGTGGGAGGCGATCTCATCGTATATGGACTCGTTGAGATTGGCCATGGGAATGACTCTGTTCGCGGGAGACGGCCCAATGTCCGATATCGACCAGTCCATTGGTCAATTCCGTGATGCGGTGGCCACCGCGTTGACGGATGTTTCTTAAGGAGAAAAGACATGAAGGTGACTATCGAGAGAGGGAAACTGAGTCCGGAGGAGCAGACGCGCTTGGATGAGCTGGAAGCTCTGGCCAAGCAGCACGAACCCGAACCGGAGCCGGAACAGGAGTTGCCGGAAGTAGTGAAGAAGGAGCTCGCGGATTCGAGGGATGCCGTGGTGAAGGCAAATGCGGAGACCGCGACCCTTCGCCAGGAACTCGCAGCCCGTGACGAATCCATTGCACGGGAAGCCTTCATCAAGGCAGAGTCCGGCACGCT